CGAGAGGGCGTTTTGCTGCGGATTATGGAGATTATAACCAAACAGTAATAACAGCAGCAACAGCATCTAAAAAAGCTGCTGAAGAAAACAAACAATCTATAATTGAATTAAGTGAAGAATTACAAGCATTGCTTAAAGTTGGAGGAGAGCAAGGTCTTATAAGTGAAATGTTTAAAGGCAAAAATAAATCTGGTCGTGATAAGAAAGCTAAGGATATTATTAAAGAAGAATTTGAGTTTAACTTACAAGAATGGTATAGAGGAGAGTTAATGAAATTTGATGAAGCTAAGAAAATGGAGTTTGAAATACAACAGGCTACTTTAGATTCAAGAAAAATATATTATGAAGATTCTTTGGAGCAGGTATCTGCATCTAATCTTTTAATATTAAGAGAGCAAATTAAACACGAAGAAGATATTTTATCTCACAAAGTGCTAACTGATGAAGATAGAATTAAAAGAGAACATAATCTTTCTTTAATGAGAATCAATCTGCAAGACCAAGAATTTGAACATGAAATGTTATTATTAGACCTTAGAATGCAAGCTCAAATGGAATATGTAGAGTTTGTTCATGGTATAGGAAGCGTTTTTTCAACTATTGGAAAGGAAAATGAAGAGTTAGCTAAAGTAGGATTAGTAATAGAAAAAGGAGCTGCTATAGCAGGTGTTGTTATAGAAGCTTCAAAAGCTAATGCTCAAATAATATCTGCTTCTGTTTCAGAAGCAAGTTTCTATAAAGCAGCAGCAGCAGCAACAGCTATGTTTCCACAGGCTAGTGCTTTTTATGCAGCTAAAGCAACTAAAGCACCTATAGATGCTGCTAAAAGAGTTACTAAAAACAATATTGGAGCAGGTATTGCTATTGCAAATATATTGGCAACTAGCTTAACATCTAGTAAATCTTCTGTTGGAGGAAGAGCTGGTGGAGCTGAATCAGGAGCAGGAGGAGGAGGAAGAACATTTGACTTTAACTTAGTTGGTTCTACAGGAACTAATCAATTAGCTGAAGCAGTAGGTAGTCAATTTGACCAGCCTGTTCAAGCTTATGTAGTAAGTAGTCAGATGACATCACAACAAGAATTAGACTTACAAATATCAACAGGAGCTTCATTAGGAGGTGATTAATATAAAACAAAATACATTAAATACGTTATCAAGTTATGGAAGAAAATATTATAGAATTATTTATTGATGAGGAAAATGACTTTGCTGGTATAGAAGCTATATCTATAGTGGAAAACCCTGCAATAGAAGAAGACTTCATTGCTTTAAAAGCACAGGAGATTAAGTTAGCTGAAGTAGATGCTGAGAAACGCATCCTTATGGGAGCTGCTTTAATACCAGACAAGAAGATATACAGACATAACGGAGAAGAAGAGTATTATATATTCTTCTCTAAAGAAACTGTAAGAAAAGCTTCTGAGCTGTTTTTGACTAAGGGTAAGCAGAATAACTCAACATTAGAACACGAAGTAGAATTAAACGGACTAAGTGTTGTAGAGAGTTGGATAATAGAAGATGAGAAGAAAGATAAATCAGCTAAGTATAATCTTAATTTACCAGTAGGAACTTGGATGGTTTCTGTAAAGGTAAATAATGACCAGATTTGGGAAGAGTTTGTTAAAGAAGGTAAAGTAAAAGGATTTAGTATAGAAGGATTCTTTACAGATAAACTAGACGAAAGACCTAATGAAAGTGTAAAAGAACAAATGGACTATGATGAGTTTGAAGCATTAGCTAAATTATTTCAACTAGAGGACTTTTTGCTTAGAGGAGAAGAAGTAAAATTAGAAACATATAGTGATTATCCACAAGCTGCAAGAAACAATGCTAAGAGAGCATTAAAGTGGAAAGAAGAGAATGGTAGTGAATGTGGAACTCTAGTAGGATGGACAAGAGCTAATCAATTAGCATCAGGAGAAAATATATCTCGTTCAACAATAGCTAGAATGGCTTCATTTAAAAGACATCAACAGAATAAAGATGTTCCTTATAGCGAGGGATGTGGAGGTATTATGTGGGATGCTTGGGGTGGTAGCTCTGGAATTAACTGGGCAATAAACAAACTAAAACAAATAGATAAATGAAAAAAACACCAAGTAACGTAAGTCCAAAGAATAGTAAAAGAGCTTGTTTATGTAAAGACAGTACCTATAGCACTAAGTGTTGTGATGGTAGTTTACAGGCTCAAGGAATTGGCAGTTTAACTGGAGGTTCAGAGTCAATAAAATTCTTAGCACAAGAAAACGAAAGTTTAATTTTACAAGAAAATAATTCTAACATAATAACATAATGGCAAATTTAAAAATATCACAATTACCAGTATCAACAGCTTTACAAGGCGATGAAGCTATTGTAGTAGTACAAAGCAATACAACCAAACAATCAACAGTCCAAAACATACTAAATTATATTGTACCTACAAGTTTAACAGTAACAGAAGGAACAACAGTTAATTTATCAGATTCAGCTTATGCAACATCTGAATTAATTGAATTGTCTTGGAGTGGTTCTAATGGTACAATGGTTTTAAATTTACCACTTGCTGCTTCAAATGTAAACAGAGTAATGAGGTTTATTTCTAATACTGGTTTTGGTGCTGGTACTCAGAACGCAGACTTAACACCACAAGGTGGAGATACTTTAGATGGCTCTACTAATAAGTATAGAATAAATAAAGCATACGAAGGTATTCAAGTTTGGAGTAATGGGATTGAGTGGTTTATCATACAAAAGAAAGCATAATAATCCGAAAATGAAACAGATTATTTATTAAACGTTAACAAATTATAATAATTATTTATGAAAGCAACAGAAATTATCAACAAATTTAAAAACGTATTACTTTCTGTAGAAGCTGAAGAAGAAACTCCTGTTCAAGAGGAGCTTTCTGCTGAAGTAGAAACAGAAGTAGTAGAAGAGCAAGTAGAACTTGCTGAAGAAACAGTAGATGAGACTTCTTTAGAAGAAGAGGTAATCGAAGAAGACGTGGTTGAAGAAGTGGTAGAAGAAGAAAGCATTTACGCTACCAAAGAAGAATTAAACAAGGTAGTAGCTGAATTTAAAGCTATGTACGACCAAATGATGGACAACGTGAGTGAGGTTGAATCATCTGAAGTTCCTGAAGAATTAAGCTCTGACAAAGTAGAGTTATCTGAAGAAGCAGAGTCTATCGCACATTCTCCTGAAGCTGAAGTAAGCTCAAACACAATGAACTTATTTTCTCAGAAACAACCAGTAACAACAAAACAAAGAGTATTTAACAAATTATTTAACAACTAATATTAATTATGGCAACTACAACATCAATTACAACTACTTACGCAGGTGAATTTGCAGGGAAATACATTTCTGCTGCTTTATTATCTGCTAATACTATCGAAAAAGGTGGTATCGAAGTAAAACCAAACATTAAATTTAAAGAAGTAATCAAGAAATTAGCTACAGGAGACCTTATCGCTAATGGAGGATGTGACTTCGCTGCAACTTCTTCTGTAACTTTAACAGAAAGAATTATCGAGCCAGAAACATTCCAAGTAAACTTAGAATTATGTAAAGCTGATTTCCGTTCTGATTGGGAAGCAGTATCTATGGGATATTCTGCATTTGATTCATTACCTAAAACTTTCCAAGATTACTTATTAGCTCACGTTGTAGCTAAAGTAGCTGAAAAGAATGAGCAAAACATCTGGAGAGGTGTTAACGCTAACGCTGGAGAGTTTGACGGATTTACTGTACTAGCTGCTGCTGATTCTGACGTTATTGACGTAGCTGCTGCATCAGTAGACGCTTCAAATGTTATCGCTCAATTAGGAGCTATCGTTGATGCAATTCCTTCTTCATTATACGGAAAAGAAGATTTATTCTTATATGTATCACAAAACATCGCTAGAGCTTATGTAAGAGCTTTAGGTGGATTTGCTTCTAACTTAGGTGGAGCTGGAACAATGAACGAAGGTACACAATGGTACAACGGAGGAGAATTATCTTTCGATGGTGTAAAAATCTTCGTTGCTAATGGATTAGCTGACAACACTGCAATGGCTGCTGAAAAGTCTAACTTATATTTCGGTACAGGTTTATTATCTGACCACAATGAAGTAAAAGTTATCGATATGGCTGACATTGACGGAAGTCAAAACGTAAGAATAGTAATGAGATTTACTGCTGGTGTACAATACGGTATCGGTGCTGACATCGTTCTTTATTCTTAATATAACTTAATACTAACATATAAAAGGGGTAGGTGGATATTCTACCTACCCTTTTTTATTATAAAACATATAAAAAATGGCTTGTGATTTATCAAAAGGGAGACTAGAAGCGTGTAAAGAGTCCGTAGG